CTAACTCCGCGAAATCAAAACCCGCCACATGGCAAACCCAATCATCAAGCCCAAATCCTCGACCGTAGCGTCGAAAGTCCCAGCCTCCTCCGACCTGGCCTTGGGAGAAATTTGTGTGAACCACGCCGACCGCCGACTCTATTCGCGCAATCCCAGCACGGGAGAGGTGTATAAATTGGCCGGCACCAAAGACGCGCCCGACCGCGTCTGGTCCTTCGACATCTCCGCCGACGGCACCACCACCTTCCTCGGCTTCCTCCTTTACTCGGACTTCCCCAACACCGGCAGCGTTTACGACAGCGCAGCCTGGGAAATCTCCCGCACCATTTTCAACTCCGCAGGCACCACCAGCACCGAATCCAGCGCCACCGGCGCGTGGTCGAACAAAACCAATCTCCAATTTTCTTAAACCAAAAATCCAAACACCATGAACGCTAGCAACCCAATCGAAATCAACGGAAAATCCTACGACAAATTCTCGCTCAATTTGGCCATCACGGGCCGGTATCTGGGCGATGGTTCTTCAGACGCCAATGTCGCCATGCGTCTCGTCCCGACCCGAATCGAGAACGGCGAGGTCATCACCGCAGACGAAGCCGCTATCGGCATCGTGCTCGGATCACTGGCAGGCAGCGACGAACCCACACAGCAAGCGGTTGGCGCGATCCAAGCCGCCCTCCAAGCCTACATCACCGCGAAAGGACTTTAATTATGGCAACCTACTTTGCCCGCAAATCCGGGAACATAAACGCCGCCGATGTCTGGGCTACCGCGCCCGCCGGAACGGCAGCGGCGGTCACATTTGCCAGCGGCGATGTCCTAATGGCTAACTCATTCACCATCACGGTCAATGTCTCCACCGACCTCGGCGGATCTGGACAGCTTCGCAACGACACCACTGGGGGCGCAACCGCAGGAGGAGTATTTACTCTTGCCGATGGGGTGACGCTAACAGCCAGTGTTTACAATAACCCCAGCAGTGTATGTGTCACTTTTTCCGCAAACTCACCTGCGATTGCAAACATCGTTTCCAATGAAATAAAATGTTTCGGGACATCCAGTGCGTCAACTATAAATAACAGTGGATCAGGGACTCTAACTATTAGTGCAACCACAATCAGTGGAGGCAATTCAGGTGGTGGAAGCATCCCGTGTGCCGGAGTTTTAACCTCTGGTGCAGGCACGACGACCGTAACATGCTCTGGAGGAATTACTGGTGGTTTATTAAGCCAAAGCCCCGGCGTGGCTGTTTCGGGAAGTGGGACATTAAATATCATAGGAAATGTGCGTGGCGGCGCGACAAACGCAGAGGGCGCAAGGAATTCAAGCACTACTAATGGCATAATAAACATTACCGGTACAGCCATCGGATCGGCTACTTCATCGGCAGCAGGCGTGAGTAATTACAGCAGTGGCACAATCCGACTCACCCGCGCCGTGGGCAATGCCTACGGCCCCGGTAACACAGCCGGACTCGCAGCAGCCGTAGGGGCAGCAAATTCGGGTCTGGGCGTTATCGAAATCGAACAACTCGAATACGGCACATTCGGAATGTCGCCCACCAGCGGAACAGGCATCCGCCTCAAAAAAGTTTCTACCAACGCCGCCGTCTTTAATTACTGCGACACCGTAGGCGCAAAGACTCTCATCGACGCCACGCAAAACGCCGCCATGCCAGCCGCCAGCGATGTGCGCAACGGCGTGAGCTACGCATCGGGAGCATTCACTGGAAGCTGCGCAGTCCCAGCCGCAGGTTCGGTGGCGCTGGGAGTCGCTGTGGACGCAGGCTACGGCACGGCAGTCCTCACACCAGAAGCAGTCTGGGGCCACGCATCCCGCACAATAACGGGCGGGCTGGTTGACACGGCCACAACGCTGACCAACTCGCCAGATGTTCCAACCGAGGCTGAAATCGCCAGCGCAGTCTGGGGAGCAGCAACCAAAGAAATCACTGGAGGCACCGTCACCACGCTCACCAACCCGCCAACCGTCCCAACGGTTGTCCAAATTCGCCAAGAGATGGACAGCAACAGCACCAAACTCGCTAACCTCGACGCCACGATCTCCAGCCGTTCAACCCTCACGACCGGCGACCTCCCGAGCGTGCCGAGCGCGGCCTCTGTGGCAACAGCCGTGCGCACCGAATTAACGGAGATTTCCAACCTCGATGCTTCCGTGTCGAGCCGTCTCGCTTCGGCGTCTTACACAGCGCCAGCAAACTCGGACATCACCGCGATTAAGAGCAAAACCGACAGCCTACCGGCTTCGCCCGCAGCCGTCGCCGACATCCCGACCGCCGCGCAAATCTCCGCAGCCGTGGAAGGTTCGATCCTCAACGAAGCCGACGGCCAAGCGGTCCTCAACGCCATCGTGAGCGCAATCGGGAACACCAACCTCAGCGAAGTCTCACTCGTCGCGGCCGTCCGTGCCGACCTCGAGCGCAACGGCGGAAAGCTCGACAGCATCCCGACATCCTCGGCGCCATCAGCCTCAACAGTGGCCGGAGCTGTGCGAACTGAACTCGCAACAGAACTCGGGCGTCTGGATGCCTCGGTGTCTTCGAGACTCTCGCCATCCGGCACGCTTGCCACGGTGACAAACCTCACGAACGCGCCGGCATCAGTCACTCCCGCCGACATCTGGGACTACAATGCCCGCACGCTCACCAGCGCCAGCGGACCGACAGCGGTCGAGATTCGCCAGGAGATCGACGCCAATTCCACCAAACTGGATGTCGCCGTCGGAACCCGCCTCGCCGGTTCGGCCTACACCGCGCCAGCCAACAGCGACATCACCGCGATCAAAGCGAAGACCGATGCCCTTGTCGTGGAGCGCCTCAATAACTGCGCTACCACGGCCATCGTCGGAAATCTCCTTGCCCAAGCTAACTCATGACGCCCGACTCCGCACTCGGCATCATCAACCACGCCGCGCGTCAGGATGCCACTTGGCACCTGATCGCGCTCGTGGCGATCGGGCTCATTTTTGCTTCGATTCTCTTCCGGTGGTTCACCCGCCGCCTCGAGCGCGTGGAGTCGAAGATGGATGAGCAGAACGAGGAATTCGTGAAACACCTCAAAACCGCCAACCGCGAAATGCTCGAGGTCATCAGCAGCAATCAGCAGACCACCAACCGCGCCATCACTATCATGGACCGACTTGAGTCCAAACTCGACCGCCACGCCCCATGAACCTTTGACACTTGCCCTCTAACTGATGAAAGCAATTTTCTTTGTCCTCGATCGTCTTTCGGAAAACAGCACATGGCGCGGTTTGATTTTGGTCGCAGTCGCTCTCGGCGTGAAGCTCGAGCCAGAGATGCAAAACCAGATCATTGCCGCCGGCCTCGGCCTCGTCGGCACGATCAACATTTTCCGCAAAGGAAAATGAACCCCAAACAGGTCGCCGCGACCGCAGTGATGCTCGCGTGGGTTTTTCTGGCGATTAGTTTTCTGAGCGGATGCGTGGCCGTCCCGATGCCTCCATTCGGAGACCGCATCGGTGAAGCAGGCACGCTCCACATCCGCGCCACCGTGCGCTTTGAGCCACGCCTGAGCGAAAGCGAAGCCACGAACCGCGACCTCTGGAACGCCCTTGGGGAGTTCCAAAAAACCCTTCCGGCTCTCAAAGACAAGTGATGCTCTCGCTCCTCGCCCGCTTCTTCATGCTGCCACGCCCGGCGCAATCCCCCGCCCCCGCGCCTGAGCCCGCGCCGAAGCCCGCGAAGCCAGCATCAAAGCCAGCCAAAACCTCCGGCACCCTCAAGCCCGAGCCGAAATACTACCAGCAAACCAACAAGCGGACCCCCAACATTTCAGCCGGCCGCGTCATCAAGCCCACCCATGTGATCCTGCACCACACGAGCGGAGCCTATGCCGGATCCGTCTCCTGGTGCAGCGACCCCGCCAGCAAAGTTTCGTATCACTGCATCATCGCCAGAAACGGCAAACGAACCGCCCTCGCCCTGCCGAGCCAACGCACATGGCACGCCGGAGTCTCAAGCTGGCAAGGCCGAAAAGATGTCAACTCGTGGAGCATCGGCATGGCATGGGAAGGGGACACCTACTCGACCCCATTGAGCGAAGACGCCCTCCTCAGCGCCGTCGAATACTTGTTGCCCATCCTCCGCGAAAACAACATCCCTCTCGCAAACATCCTGCGCCACGCAGACATCGCCCCCGGCCGCAAAGACGACTGCTCCCCATCGGCCCACGCCGCGCTTTTAGCGGCACTCAACCGGGTCATCTAATGGCAAAAAAAACCGCCCCGCCCAAAGACCGCGAGGCGGTCATGCTCCAAGCCCGCGCGCTCCTCGCCGAGCATTTCGATGTCGGCATCGCCGTGGTTTCTTGGGAGGACGGCGGAGAAACTTTCTACATGGACTTCAAATTTGGAAACCACTACGCGGCAAAATCTCTCTGCCGCGAAGCCGAAGACATGCTGTGGCCTTACGAGGAGGAAGACACCGAAGAAGAAGAAGCATGAAGGCCACGCTTGAATTCACCCTGCCCGAAGAACGCACCGAGCACATCTGCGCTGTGAAAGGCATGGACTCCATTTTAATAATCGACGACCTCCTTCAAGAAATCCGCGCCTTCCTTAAACACGAATCCGGCGAATTTAAGTCTTGGCGAGACGACGAAGGCCGCGACTGCCAAGCCTGCCCCGACACGCTCGAAAAAATCCGCAGCTACATTTGGGAACTCCGCAAAGACAACGAAATCCCCGACCTCCCATGACACCCGTAAAAAAATGGAAAAAGTGGATGGCTGTCGGGTGCTCACACGGCGAACTCATCTGCCCAGAAAGCCGCCGCGCTGTGCTGGATTTTGCCAAGAAATTTCGTCCAGACTTCCGTGCGCATCTGGGCGATTTTATAGACTTGGCGGCCATGCGCGGAGGCGTCGCGTCCGATGTGGACAGCAAAGACCGCGCTCGCAACATCGCTCAAGATGTCAGCGAGGGGATTTCGTTCCTCTACGAATTTGCTCCGAATGTCATAATGCTCGGAAACCACGAGGCCCGCTTGAACCGCATGGCGGAATCCCCCAACGCCGTCCACGCTCACGCCGCGCAGACCGTCCTCAACGAACTCGGAGACTGCGCCAAAAAGCTCAAGGCAAAAATCTACCCATACCACAACACCAAAGGCGTCCACCGGCTGGGAGACCTCGCCATGGTCCACGGCTTTAGCTGCAATGTCAGCGCCATCCGCGACCACGCCGAGACCTACGGCAAAGTCATCATGGCCCACCTCCACCGCGTCGGCATCGAGCGCGGCCGCCGCGTCGATTCTCCCACCGGCTACTGCCTCGGAGCGATCTGCAATCTCGACATGGACTACAGCTCCACCCGCCGAGCGTCATTGGCCCACTCGTCTGGCTTCGCGTGGGGCTACTACACAGACAACTCAACAACCGTCAACCTGTGCGAAAGACAAAAAAACCAACCGTGGCTTCTGCCGTAGAAAAAGCCTGGGGCGCCTTCTTTCAGTCGACGGCCGCATGCGACCCCTCCGAACTGAAAAAGGAAGGCTGGATGACCAACATGGAAATTTCCGAGCTATCAAAGCTCAAAGGCGAAGCCGGTCGCCAGCTCGCAGATAAAGGCGTCCGCTCGGGCGTTCTCGAAAAGAAAGTCGCCAAAATTTTGGTCAATGGCCGTCGAGCCAATGTGAACTTCTACCGGCCCATTTGATAGAACAGGGCAACCCTGGGCAACACTCCCGCAAGTCATTGAAAAACAAAGCCAAAAAACCGACTTAAAATCCGTTTTCGCGAAAGCGGAGTGCGGGTTCGAGTCCCGCCGCCGGCAGAGCGACTTGTGACGATTTGAGCTAGGTTTTATGCGGGTTGGCGGGTGGTTGGCTTTCAGAAACAACGGGAGGGATGTGGCGGCTACTGGAAGAAAATAGTTGCGATTTTGGGCAACACGGGCAACAGTTCGGGCAACAGACCATGAGCGCCTTTCTTGTCAGTCCATACCCGCAGCGGCCTTCGACCCCTTGGAAGCTCACGATTCCGCAGAAAATTTTTGGCAAGAGGATTCGCCGGTTTTACCGGACCGAGGCGGAGGCTTGGGCGGCGGGGCCGGGGCTTTTGGAGAAACTTCAGAAGGGTGGGACCGATTCGCTCTCGGAGGAGCAGGTGAGCGGCATGTCGATTAAGTCGGCGGTGCGGGATTACATCGCCTCCAAGGCGGGGGCTTCGGAGCGGCACAGGGACAAACTGGAAAAGATTTGCGGGGAGCTTTTGGATGCTTTCCCTGGCGCGGTGGCGGCGGTCACTCCGATGCAAGCGGCGAGGGTCTTTGGAAAGATCAAGGGCGCGCCGACGACGCGGGCGGGGTGGCATCGTTACGCCTCCGGGTTCTTTCGGTGGTGCGTGGACATGGAGCTTCTGGATCGGAATCCATTTCGCCGCGTCGTGGCGCCGGAGGCTGAGTCGAAGAGGTCACTGATTTCTGCAAAGGAACTGCGGGCTATTCTGGATGCGGAGATGTCGGATGCGCTTCGGGCTTGGTTTCTTCTGGGTGCGTTTGCGGGGTTGCGGTCCATCGAAGTCCACAGGATGCGGTGGGAGGATGTCGATCCAAAGTCCGGCCAGATCGAGGTTCGGCGGGAGGTTTCGAAACAATCAAGCGGCCTGCCGGAACGCATCGTGGATTTCACGGAGCCGATGAAAAAGCGGAAGGAATTTTTCAAAGGAAAATCGGGGCTGATCGTGGTTGCGAAATCGCTCCGACTTTATCGGGAGCGTGAGGCGCTCATCAAGCGGCTCAACAACGAGGGCGTGGTGCCGTGGGCCATGCTTCCAGAGAACGCACTCCGTCACTCTTACGCCACTTACCACCTCGGGCGGTGCCAGGATGCAGGGAAGACCGCGCACCAGATGGGGCATTCCTCGACGGCGCTGGTGCTCAAGACCTACGCGGTGCCTTCGCGTAAGGCGGACTGGCGCGCTTGGTGGAGGGTTTAGGCTACGCAGAGAAAGCGTAAATAAATAATAAACACCAGTTTACCCCCCCCCCCCCCCCGCGCATAGCGCGCAAGAGGCTCTGTGGCTTTGAGTTAAGTCGTGGACTTGGCCTAGCCAGCCATGGGGTAACTTTTCGTTTTTGGAGGTTCTGACCCACCAGCGGATGTCTTGCGTGGAATCGTAATTTTGCCCCCAGTTTTGGGCGTAGGTTTTGAGCGTTTTTCTTTGATCTCAATGCGTGCTGGTGCCGCCGGTTGAGGGTTTTCGAAGCGCTCAATACATGCTTTGTAGTGATGATCCCATGCCAACCTCATGCACTTGCGGATGGCTTGAGATTGAGTCATGTCGCTGTGATTGGCCTCAAGCTCGAATTTAATAATGCTGGCCAAAATCTCGCGGCACTCCGGGGTCAAAGAGACGCCCGGTTTTTTCACTTTTTCGCTTTCTGGTTTTTTGTGCCGACCCACAACGAAAACAATGTCAGCGAATAGGTGCACCCTTGCAACCAATTATTTTATTCGGTGCACCAAAAAAATATTTTCGCCCGCAAACCTTGTCCCCATGCGGATGTCAATAGAAATCTTCGTATGGGGAGAACACCCCATTGACTTTTTTTATTGATAAAAGTGCACCGAAATAAAAAAGTGCACCGCATGACAGCGAGCAACAAAAAACAGGGAGCGTGTTTCCCGATTGACCTCTGGCAGGAGATCAAGCGGGAAGCTGAAGCAAACGACACGACGCTGAGCAAAGTGATCGTTCAAGCGGTCCGCGAAATGGTGGATCGGAAAAACAAACGGAGGGCGAAGAAATGAACCTTTCGGATGTCTACATCAACATGGACGAGGCTCGGCGCCTCTCGGGTTTTTCCAGCCGCTCGATCCGCGACTACATTAAACGGGGCGAATTTGCGGCAAGCCTTCCACGGGGCCGGTGCGGTGGTTGGCATATCGTCCGCGAGTCGTTTTTGGATTGGTGGGGTTATCGGAACGCCTCCACCGCGAACCGAACGACGATTCCGACACGGAAACGGAGGGCCGCGTAATGGACTGCGAAACTCTTCTCCGATGCCTCGGCTACTCGATCGACGCGGCTTTTAAATTCGGCCCAGTCGCCATCGCGGCGGTCATCACCTGGAGGCTCGCCCGATGAAAAAGCGACTCTGGCTCGTGCAGGGGTTTAATTTTCTTCGCCTAAAAGTCGGGGACACTTTTTTGGCCTTCACCGAATCGGAAGCTCGGGAGCTTTTCCGAATTGAATACGGCTGCCCTGCGAGCCGGGTGGAGGTCGTCCGATGAGCGCGTGGGAGGCCGTCCTGCTTTCAAGCATCGCCTTCGGCTCGATGTGGGCTTGCTACGCGATCGGCTTTCGTGACGGGCGCATGACGGAGCGCCGTCGCCAAGAGCGCTACTACCGGCGCGAGGAGTTCGGGCGCGATTGGGACAATTACGAGGACTTCGACTGATTTTGCCTCGCTAGGTCTCAAGGAGACCGCAGGGGCCAAGGGGGGCAGCGCATCCCAAAAAACGCTGACCAACAACAAACAAACAAAAGAGTGATGAAAATAATTAAAGGCAAACAACAGCGACCACAGCGGGTCGTGATCTACGGGGTGGAGAGCGTCGGCAAGACGACTTTCGCCAGCAAGTTCCCAAATCCTCTCTTCCTCGACATCGAGGGCGGCAGCAACCACCTCGCCGTGGACCGTGTGGCGGTCTCGACTTGGAAAGAACTCGGCGAGTGCATCCAAGAAGCCAGCCGGACGGATTACGAGACGATCGTGATCGACTCGGCAGATTGGGCGGAGCGGTTGGCGGTTGAAGACCTCCTCGCTACGAACAAGAAGCAGAGCGTCGAGGATTTCGGGTTCGGCAAGGGCTGGGTCATGACGGCGGAAAAGGTCAGCCGGTTCCTGACCGCTCTGGATTCGCTCATCGATGCCGGCAAGCATGTGGTTGTCCTGGCGCACTCCAAGGTCCAGCGCACGGAGCCGCCGGACATCTTGGCCGCATACGACCGCTACGAACTCAAGCTCTCCAAGCAGTCCTCGCCGCTGGTCAAAGAATGGGCTGACGAGTTGTGGTTTTTCCGGTTCAAGACCAAGGCCGTATCGCAGGAGGGTGGCAAAGCCAAAGGGGTAGGGGGCAAGGAGCGGGTGATCTACACAACCCACTCGGCGGCCTACGACGCCAAGACCCGCTCGGGCCTCGCCGAGGAGTTGCCAATGGAGTGGGAGTCCGTGGCGCATGTCTTCGGCAAACCTGCACCCAAAACCTCGGCGCCTGCCGTGGAGATCATTGGCCGGGAGTCGGTGGCCGTCCTCGAGGACAACGAGGAAGTCGTCAACCTGTTCTTGGTCAGCAACGGATCCATCGCAGAGGGCCAGACATGGCGCGATGCCAGCGAGAAACTGCGCCAGCAGATCGTGGCGCGGCCTGCCGCTCTAGTGGCTAAAGCCAAAGCCCAAATGGAGGTGGCGGCATGAGCGAATTAACCACAGAGGACACAGAGAGCACGGAGAAAAAGAGGCTTTTAGTTCAACTTGTGGCCGGACTTCTTGCGAGCGGTCATTATACCAATCCCGATGAAGGTTGCGATACGCCTGTTTTAAAAAGATACGACATCGGAGAAGATTGGAAAGAAGATGGATACCCAAGAAGGCACCCGTTCCATGTTCTTGATGATGCTGGATCCCTGCTAAATGACATTGAGTTCATAGTTAAGCAGGAGGGCGGGAAATGATCGCCAAGGAAATCTCTCCGAGTTCCTTGCCGAAGCTGGCCGAGTGCGCGCTCTTTACGGGCGCGCCAGGCACCAGCGCGGCAGCCGAGCGTGGCACGCTTCTAGACAAGGCGATCCGCGAGCTTTTGGTTGACGATCCGACCACCTACGACGGCCTCGCCGCCGAAGATCAGGCAGTGGCGCGGTGGGGCGTGGACGAACTTCGGACGCTCTCCGGTGGCTACCATGTCGAGACGCGGGAAGAGCATCTCGGCATGGAGGTGCCGGGCCTTTCGAAGCCCGGCACGGCCGACGCGGTATGCGTTCGGGCTCAGTGGGTGGCAGATGTAAAAACGGGAGCCGTCAGGAATTATAGGGAACAATTAAGTGCCTATTGTTTAGCCTGCATGCACGAGCATTTTGCGGATTCATGGACGGCTCATGTGATCTATGTCGATCAGCGACTCCGCCGCACTTACACCTTCACGAGGGAGCAAGCCGAGGCGACCGTTTCGGCGGTGATCGCAAACGCCAGCAGCCGATTGGCGGAGCCGACACCTAATGAATTTTGCGGCTGGTGTGCTCATCAAAACGGGTGCCGAGCCTTGGTGCGTCAATCCTCCGAGGCGCTGGCATTAGTCAAGTCCGACCTTTGTCTTACCGACATACGCGACCAAATCCTCGCCAATCCGGTCGAGCTGTCCGCCTTCGCCGCGAACTGGAAGCTGGCCGAGAAGCAGATCGCCGAGCCGGTTCTCGATGCGCTCAAAGAACGCCTCGCCGCCGGCGAGGACATCCCCGGCTGGAAGGTCACGACCGGCGCGGGCCGTCAGTTCGTGGATGCCGATGCCATCGCTCGGGCCTCCGCCAATGTTTCCAAAGAGACGCTCATCCTCGCCCTCGGCGGGAAGATGGGCGCCGACAAATTTCGCCAATTCTGCGCCGACGCCGGCGTGGAAATGGACGAGTCAGCGGTGAAGTCAGGGGCACCGATAAACACCCTGCGACAAATCAAATCCAAAAAATAATATGCCTACCTACAAACAACAGGAACCCCAAGCGCCACAGATCAAGCCAGGAAAACACAAGGTCGAGATCGAAGGCGCGGAACTCAAGATCAGCGACCGCACCGGAAACGAATACATCCGCCTCAAGTGCCGGGTGAAACTCCCTGACGGCAGCAACGGCGGGACGATCTACGACAACATGGTTTTCACCGCCAAGTCGGCATGGAAGATCGACCAAATCCGCGAGGCGCTGGGCTTTGCCATCATCCCAAACGAGGACGCCAGCGTGGAACCGGAACACCTCGTCGGCCGCACCGGCACGGTGATCGTGGAGCTTAATGACGACACCGGATACCACGAGATCGACAGCTGGGTTTCACCCAAATCCTCGGCCCCCGCGCCGAAGGCCAAGCCTGCCAAAGAGACCGACGACATCCCGTTCTGATTCAAACCTCCGGGGCGCGGCGTGGATACGCGCACGAATTTTTAACCCATGACCCAAGACCTCTCCCTCCGCATCTCCATCTGCTTGAACGACTGCCCGATCGGGCCGCGCATTCAACGGGCGGAGCCGCTGCCGCCTTATCGGCACACCTACTCGCTGGCAGAGCAGGCGGTGGCGGAGGCCGACATGGAGCGCGTGCGGAAATACATCGAGCGGAATCAGAACACTATGAAGGGAAAGAAATAACATGGCCGGAGAATGGATTAAGGTAGAGAACCACCTGCACGAGAAGGTCGAGGTGGCGGCGATTGCCGACCACACCGGATTAGACCTGGATGCGGTGGTCGGGAAGCTCGTGAAGGTGTGGGCTTGGGCGTCACGGAATTGTTACGCTGACGGCGTAACGGGCGTTACGGCACTGCGCATCATCCGCGAAATCACGCACACGCCGAACTTCGATGAAGCGATGGCAAAATGCGGTTGGTTGATCGTGAAAGGCGACAAAATCGAGTTTGTAAACTTCGATCGGCACAACAGCCAAACATCTAAAGACCGAGCACTTGCGGCCCTGCGAATGGCCAAGAAACGCGGCAACGATGCCGTTACGGAAAAGTTACGGGACAAGCGTAACAAATCTGTAACCAGAGAAGAGAAGAATAAAGAGCGGTCTTGCGACCGCTTCCTCCCTACCTGCGTATGACAACACTCCCCAAGATTATCCAGATGCTCCCAAGCGTCCCACTCAACGAAACCGCCGAGAAGGCTGCGATCTCCTGCATCCTGCAAAACTTCGAATGCCTGAGAGTCATGTCCTGGCCCGAGGAGTTGTTTTTTTCGGAGGCGCACAAAATCATTTTGACCACGGCGAAGGAACTCGCCGAGACGGGCATGGCGACCGACCCGTTCGCGGTGCAGTCTCGGCTCGAAGCCAAGGGCCAACTCGACGCGATAGGCGGGATGCACGGCTTCACCGAGTTGGTGGACTTCATGCCAACCGGCGACGCCAAAACGGCGGCATGGCACCGGAGCGCACTGATGGACGCGGCAAGGTATCGCCGGGCATTGTCCGCGGTGCGTGAGGCCGAGGGGGCTTTTCTTCGCCAGGAGGGAGACATTGCCGGTGTGTCGCTGGCTCTCTCCGAAGCAGCGATGATGGTGGACCGCCCGAGGGTTTCGACCAAAGACCTCCTGCTCAAACTTACGGAGGAACTCGAAAACCACACGCCCGCGGAGGCATTTGGCACCGGCATCGATCGTCTGGACCGCTGGACGAATGGCGGCGTCAAGCGGGGTGAACTCCTGACGATCGGCGCGCCGACCTCGGGCGGTAAGTCGATCCTGCTCCTCCAGATGGCAGTGCAGGCAGTCCTCGCTGGCAAAAAGGTGGCGGTCTTCAGCCTGGAGATGCCGGCCACCCAAGTCCTCGCTCGCATGGTCTCGCACTTGGCGGGCTTTAATGTCGGCGTCTTCCGCATCGCGGGCGCCAAAGGATCGGTCAACAAGGACATGCTGGCGAAATTCAACTCGGCCTCGGCTTTGATTTCCCAATCCGGCCTCGTGGTCGAGTCGGGCTTTACCGACATGGAGTCGATCGACGCCTCGGCGCGTGACCTCGCGGGCAAGGGCAACGCGGATCTCGTGATCGTGGACTATGTGCAACTCGTCCACCTGCGGGCCATGGCATCGAACGAAACACGCGAGCAGCATGTGAGCGAGATCACCCGGCGGCTCAAGGCGCTGGCTTTGCAACTCAACATCGCGGTCGCCACGGCCAGCCAGCTCAACGAGGACGGCAAACTGCGCGAATCCCGCGCCATCGGGATGCACTCCGACCATGTGTGGATGATCCGCCACGGAGACGAATCCTTTATTTCACTCGACAAAAACCGCGACGGCGAGCGCGGCCACGCGGTGCCGGTCCAGATGGACGGCGCCATCGCCAAATTCACCCAACAACAAGACTCATGAACAAATTAAAAAATACCTTTTATTCAAATCATCAAACCCAAGGATGTTTTTCTTTAATAACTCTTTTACGCAGAGATTTAAACTCCCGTGCGCCAATAAGTGAGCTCTTCCATTTGCTAACAACGAAAGGTTTGACGGGTCGTTATTATGAGGATCGCAATCAATATGATGAACGACCTCGTGCGATTCTAGCATTCTACCAATCTTTTTTTCCATCACAGCGCGATGCTCGTAAATCCTACCATGGTGAGCTTTTGGATGATTCGGCATCCAAATTCTTAAAGCAGTCTTTCCATTTGATCGCACCTTTTCTGTTTTTTCTTTCCATGCGTGATGGTTTTTGCCGCTTCGTTGAAATATCCAGCATTTTTTACTGCATGTCAGCTTTTCTCCACGCTTCGATATATCAGAAACCGATCTCAGCGTGTTTTTTCCACAAATGCAACATTCAGCATATCTCCAATAAAACCTTTGCCCTTTAGGTCTAAATTTAGTGACTTTTCTTTCATAAAATCTCCCATCACCCAAATCAAAAAGCAACTTACCTTTATGTTTAAATGATTTCGTCATGTCGTCTGATTGAAAATTTGCAGGCATATCAAAACTATACTCAACAAAGAAAATAAATCAAAGAAAAAAATGAACATTTACATTGGCATTGACCCTGGAATTAACGGAGGGATTGCCGTTATTCATTCTAATTCTGCGGTAGCATATAAAATGCCGCAAACTAACAGCGATTTGTGGGAATTGATTTTAGAAATAAAAGAAATTTCCAAAATTGAAGAGCTGCATATTAAATGCTGCCTAGAGGCTGTATCTTCAAGCCCGCAAATGGGCGTTTGCTCGGCATTTACTTTTGGTCAAGGATTTGGCCATCTTGAAATGGCTCTTACTGCCGCACGCATCCCCTACGAGCGAATCCGCCCGCAGGCATGGCAGAAGGCAATGGGGTGTTTGACCAAGGGCGATAAGAATGTGAGCAAACGCCGAGCGCAAGAGCTTTTCCCGACGCTGAAGGTCACGCACGCCACAGCGGACGCTTTGCTCATCGCCGAGTTTAACCGGAGGACAGCCAAGCCATGACCTACGACGACAAAGGGTGCCGCGAACTCATGTGCGCTTTCATTCGCCAGACCGTGTTCGATGTCGATGCCAAGACGGATTTTGCGAACAAAAACAAGAACGCCGAGTGGGAACTCCACAAGGCCAGCGCGATCCGCTTTATCCGCTCGCCGATGTTCGTCTCCCTCTGCCGCACCCTTCGACTCCCTGCCGACAAAATCCAACGCCGAGCCTTCCAATGATTAATCACTACCCAACATTCCCAGCCGAGGCCGCCCGGCTGCACAACCTACATCACGCGGATCCGCATTACTGGCCGGATGTCGCCAGCGAGATCGACACCCCAGAAGAAATCCTCGCCGACGAACTCGGCACGACCCCCAAGATCGTGCGCTCCATGCTGGCATGGCTCCGAGAGCATCAGAGCGCCGGGAAGACGCAGGAGCAGGCGGACACGCTCGCGAAGGCGTTTGCCATTGCCGTGCCGCGTAAGGGGAAGATCGACCTCTCGCTTGTCGGCCTGCGGTTCCTCGGCCTCTTCTGGCTGCTCAACTCCTCGGGCGAAAGCCTCACCGACCTCGCCAAGCGGGCGCAGGTCTCCAAGCAGCTCCTCGACTGGCATGCCAATAAGCTCGGGCGCGAACTCAATTTCCACGGCTGGCAGCAGAAGGCCTCAACCACGCGAGCGGCCTACTCCGAAGGCACGCGCCAGCGGTGGGCAGAACTCACCCCAGAAGAACGGCGCCAACGCCGGGCAGGGAAGGGGAAGACCCCAGAACCCAAGCCGATCACCAACAAGCAGGACGCCCTGCGGGTGACAATGCTTCAACTCCAACAACAAAAAAAACAACAAAAACATGCAATCGCTTAACCTCATCCTCGCCAACGAGGCATTCACTAAACTCGACCAACTCGAACTTTGGGAGATTCCCCAGGACACAACCAAGGAACAATGGCAGGAGGGGCACCGCCAACTCCTTCTCCTTGGTCAGGTGGTCAAACAACTCCTGCCCAAGTCCGAGCGATTCGGCCAGAGGCATTTCGGCAACGATGCCGTGATCCAGGTCGAGGCTCAGTTCATGCTAGACTTTGGCCTTCCGATCCCTGAGGCGTCGAACACCCCACGCTTGGAAGGCGACGAGGCCGTCATCGATATGCTCGAGCGTGGCTTCCAAAGGTGGGTCGAACGCTCCGGCTCCATGGAGCTATGGGACAAGGCAAGGCTCGAGCGCGCCCTGCGAATGATCGAACCGCTGGCCGAACAAGCCAAGAGGATCCGAGAACTATTGGCATGAGTGACACACCCGAGACGGACGCCAAAGTTTCCGCACACATTGGATTCTATTCGTGCGCAACGGTCCCTGCTGAATTGTGCCGACGCATGGAGCGCGAGCGGGATGAGGCGCGGAGAAAGCTAAAGGACTTGGATGTCGCTGCAATCCATTCATGCCACAACGAATGCAAACGACCGATGTGTGTGTTAAGGCGCGAACGCGACGAGTTGCTCGAGCGCAACGCCAAGCTGCGCGACATAGCAGACAGGGCGCTAATGCTTAACCAATCCCAGTGACCTGCCCAACATGCGGCACCGACACCCGAGTCATCGCCACCCGCGAAGGATACAGGCGCAGGGTATGCACCAAGGGCCATCGGTTCGTCACACTAGAACAGGCGCACGAAACAAAATTCCCATGGCTATCCAAACCCAAGCGCAAACCATTGAAGAAGAAAAAGAAACCAAAGCAGGACGACAAATGGATCGAACGCATCGAGGCCAAGCTGGCCGAGACATAAAAATGCCGGGTGCAAACTAGGATGACTCCCCAATTTGACACCCGGCTGTTGTCGTGCAAACAACGACAACCGGCTCGTGTCAAATCGAGCTATTCGCCGGTCTCCTTCCGCGTAGGAAATGGAGCAGAATCCAACCAATCCCATGCCCCGTTTGTGGCGTGGACTTTAAGCCAAAGAGCGGGCGCAAGTATTGTTCGCTCAAATGCTCGGCAATCCAGATCGGCAGGGACAAGAAAGGCCAGCCGATCGGCGGCTCACTCCCTGCATGGCACGGGTGTGCCAAATGCCATGCGCTTATGGGTATGTCCGGCAAGATGTCAGGCGACCTATTACGCAAGGACAAAGCCACCATTTGCCAATTCAGAAAAGAGAATGCACTGCCAACGCTATCCAAGTCTCAGGCTTTCAAATCGACTTGGATTAAAAGCGGAAGAACGCCAGGACAAACGAGTGAGCAGTGGTGGGAAGATAACTGGGCGGGCGTTGTTGATACCTATTGGGACAAAGGTTTGAATTCAATGATTGCAAAGACAAAGAACCCGAACGCTTCAAAGAAAATGATTTATTACTATGCAAACATTGATAAAGAAAGGGCGCGAGGAAGGGAGGCAGCAGTAAAGAGATGGAAGTTATCAAAGCCAGATAGCCTTTTGCGTATTAAAAGCAAACTGCGGAATCATGTTTATCGAATATGTAAATACTCACATACAATTAAATGCAGGAAAACAAGTGAGTATCTTGGATGCACGATTGAGCAGGCAAAGAGACACATTGAAAAGCAATTCAAGCGAGGAATGACATGGGAAAACCATGGAACTGTTTGGGAGATTGATCACATCCTGCCATTGGCTGCCTTTGATCTTACTCGCAAAGACCAACAAATGATTGCCAATCATTTTACAAACCTCCGACCAGAGTGGAAAACAAAAAACAGAATGAAGAGTGACAAAATCACAATTACGCATCAACTCAGGTTTGCATAGCCCCCCCGCCATAGGAATCCTATAATTTGGAATTGATTATCGCAGTTTGCCAGTCGCTCGTTAGTTTTATGTGAGCAATAAAATCCCCATTTCCCTATAATGAAACCAAAGAAGACCCCAAAGAGAGGCAAGGGCCGACCGCGAAATCCTGTGACGGATCGGATTGCCAGTGAGCTTGCTGTCACGAAACGGCAGGCGCGCAACCTTGCCGCCGAGTCCGAGACCACCGGCCTGCCCGTGGAGGACATGAAGGCGGCGAGGCTCAGGAAGCTGAAGCTCGAGGGCGACCGGATCGAGTATCTGCTGGAGGTCACCAAGGGGAAGCACATCGCAAAAGAGAAGGTCGAGGAAGAAATGATCGGCCTCGGCATGGCCGTGAAGGCTCAACTCTTCTCATGGGTGGGCGCATTGCCTGGGCGACTCGAAGGGCTATCGGCGGCTCAGATGGTGCCGATCTTGGAAGATGAAATAAACAGGATTTTGAAAACGCTTTCCGACGAATGATTGCAGAATTCTTCAAGCTCGGCGTGAACCCCGGCGAGCGGCTCAGTCCGGTCCAATGGATGTCTCGGCATGTCGTCGTTCCGCACTCGGCACGAAATACGCAATTCGATTCCACGACGGCGCAGTGGATGAACGAGCCAATCGAAGAGATCGCCAAAGACACGAACGACGAGATCCTTATCTGCGCACCTGTCGGCAGTGGGAAGACCACGCTTTTCGAGTCTCTGCTGGCATGGATCATATCGGAGAACCCCGGCCCGACATTAGTGACCGGGCAGACGGACAAAACAGCGAAGCAGTGGGCCGAGTCGCGCCTCGGGCCGATGCTCGAAGCGATACCCTCGGTCGCCAAGCTCTTCCCAAAAGACCGGCACCAGAAGCGCAAAACCGAAATCCTCTTCCCCCACATGCCGCTCTTCATCGGAGGGGCAAACCTCACGAGCCTACAGGAGAAATCCATCCGGTGGGCGATAGCCGATGAGGTATGGCGTTGGAAGCGCGGCATGCTCGAGGAATTCCGCCGGCGAACTCACGACCGATGGAATGCCCGCCGCATCTTGGTCTCGCAAGGAGGCGAGGAGGGCGACGACTTCCACGATGCAGAAGACCTATGCGAAAAGCGCGAATTCTCCTGGCAGTGCTTATGCGGCGAAGTTCACCCGTGGGATTTCAAAAACATAGCCTTCGACCGCGAGACCGACGCCAATGGCGCCATGCTCTGGGATCGCGTGGCCAAGAGCGCCCGGCTCGTCTGCCCGACATGCTCGCACGAATTCATGGACGATCCCCGCATCCGCCGCGCCTTGTCATCCGGCTCGCGCTACATCGTGAAGTCGCACGGAGCGCCAGGGCGGATCGCCTTTCACTACGATGCCGCTGCCGTCTGGTGGATTCCGTGGGGATCGCTCGCCGTCGAGTGGGTCAAGGCCGATCTCGACCGCAAGGCCGGAGACACCGAGGCCATGAAGCAATTCGTGCAGAAACGCAACGCCCGCCGCTGGACCGTGCAAGGCACCGGAGCCACCAGCGCCGAGGTTCTGGCCTGTCGCAAAGACTACCTTCGCGGAGCCTGCCCCATCGAGCCCGTCGCCATCACCCTCTCGGCGGATGTTGGCCAAGATACATCGCACTGGACCACGATGGCCTTTGCAGAAAATGGCGACGCCTATGTCATCGACTACGGCACCGTCACCGGCATCGACGACATGCTCGAGGTCGCGCAGTCGCAGAAATACAAGACCGCCGAAGGCCGGGAGGTCACGCCTATCGGCGGCCTGCTCGACTCAGGCTTCAACGCCAACGCCGTCTACCGCGCTTGCTATCTCTCGGCGAATTTCTTTTTCCCCGCCAAAGGATCAGGCGCAAACTTCGGCAGCATCTCCGAGAGCGTGCTGAAGGAATACCCCACCATGCCGCTCTACACGGTCAACGAATTCGCGTCGAAGGTCTCGCTCTTCATCGACCGCATCGCCAAGCGGAAATCCCCATTTCTATTTTTCCCGAAAGACGCAGGCGAAGAATTCCTGTCCGCCTTCATGGGTCAAAAAATCATTGTCAGCAAAAAAGGCCGGAAAGAATGGCGATCGGTGGCAGGTGACCACTTCGCCGACTCGGTTCGCCTCAACTACGCCTGCGCTCAACAACTGCGCAAAGCCGGAGCCATCGAATTTAAATGAAAAAATCCCAACTCTGGAAAATCTACACGGCAAAAAATCCCGCATTCGAGCGCGACGGAAACATCACGATGAGCGCGCGCGGACTGCGAAAGCTCTTCGACCAAACATGGGACTACGCCTACCACGAAGGCGAAGACGAAATCGAACACGCGCCGGTTAACGACTCAAAAGCCGTGGACGATCTGCGCAAAATCTTCGGGATGTTCTGACCAATTCGGTGAAGTCACCGATATGATCCCCGAACTTTTCTCCGAACTTTTCCCCGAACCTTTTACCTGAACCGCCCGCCAAGCTAGGTTTTAAGCGGTTCTACGGGCGCCTTGTTTTTTAAATTGCTGTCAACGAATATTTTTAAATCGGCTTAAAAAAATATTTCCTTTCTCTTGAAAATAATTGTTTACAAAAATCAAGTTCGTGAGAAACTCATCTCAGGTCGAAGGCGCAACGCCGGAGACGAAAACCAAAAACCAAAATTAAAATTATGACTAAAAATTACATTCTGCGCGGACAACTAAGCCCCGGTGATGCTCAGGCCGTTTTTCGTGATGAAAACGGAAACTCTGTCCAAAAGCTAAGCCAGGCCAAAAAATACAGCACACTTGAAGATGCACTAATCGAAGCTGAAAATTTGGATTTGCAGGCTGAGCAACTATGTCGAGCAGGGAAACCTACTGGCATTCTTTGGACGGTCGCTCCAGTTAATTCTAAAGCTGGTTATTATGAGGCTGAAGAAGAAAATTAAATAAAAATTTACAGCTAACTCCAAACCAAAAAACCCAAAAATCAAATTATGAAAACAATGACCAATCGCCACGACTACCACACATATCCAACATCCAAAGGCATCTTTGTCTCGATTCATCAAGAAAACACCTTGCGCGAAGACTTTGGCCCGTTTCACACGCAACGCGAAGCCAATGCTGCAGCCTACAAAGAATGGCGCAGACAACAACCAACGCCCTCAAAAAAATCAGCAAAATGAAAACCGAAATCAAATTCAAAACCATCGGCACACGAGCCGTCGTCTCAAAAGAAATCACCCCCGCGCAAGCTGCCGAAATCCTGCAAAAGAACCCGACCCTCACCCAAGTGGACACACCGGTCGGCTACTACCCAAGACCATGAGCAAAAAACCCACCACCCACGGCGGCGCGCGCAAAGGAGCCGGGCGAAAGTCAGGCTCTGGAAAAGGCCGAACCTATGTTCCAAAAACCGTGGCGATGTCGGAGAAATCCTGGGACAAGCTCGACCGCCAGCGCGGCGATCAGTCACGCGGGAAATTCATCGAGAGCAAGCTCTGAGTTTCGTCAGAAAAACGACCACAATTTTCTGACATATACCTCATCCGGTATATACAAAGTATATCTTCGTTGCCGTATATCTCATCGGCCTCGTTGAAAAAAACAGGGTCGTTTTTTCAATAAGTTTTTGAAGGAAAAAGACACCAGAATTTCCGTCAAAAAAATGTTTAGAAAACCCCCCGCCAACTCAAGCCACGCTTGAACTACTGCGCAGATTCTAATCTTTGACTCGCCCGCCTTCATGCAGGCAGGCGGACACACGACCGGAGCGACATGCAACGGTGGGATGGGCGGTCATTCATGGCCCGAGACTCCCGAAAGCCCACGACTGAAAAGGTGCGGCCGCGCCGTCCCTGCGATCTCCCCCTCCGTGCTCTCTGTGTCCTCGGTGGTCAATCCCTTTTGACACGCCCGCCGAGGCGTGACCGACCTCGACAAAATCAGCGGCGTTAAATCCTACCTTCGCCGCACCAAGACCACCGCCGAACTCCAAACCCTCGCCGACGCGGCTTTTCTCTCTGCCTCCGAGGAAGTCACGATCACATCCATCAGCGGCGACGGCACCGCATCGAGCGGACAGGTCTCGTTTCCAAAATGGCTCCTCCTGCAAGCCCTCGAGGAAATCCTCTCCGAAGGCCCGAACGGCCGGCAACTTTTCAACATCGCCGACCGCTCCCGCTACGGCACCGCCATTTGACACGCGCCCTCGGGCGTGTCCGCGAAAATCAAAAAATCAAGTTGGGGAGGCAATCGCCCCGGCGCAGGCCGCCCCCGCAAGCTCGACGCCAAAGCCGCCGCGTTCGAGGCCGCCCAGCCCTCTCTAAACCGTGGCCTCATCTGGGTTCCGACGACCGACCCGAAGCGCGAACTCACGGCACACAGCCGACTTGAAATCCTCAAGGTCTCGCGCTGGCTCTACAACAACGCCCCCCAAGCCACCTACATTGTCGAACACCTCGCCCAGCGCGCCATCGGCACCGGCATCGTCGTTCAGCCAAAGACCAGCAACACCGAGTGGAACAAGAAAGTTGATCAGTATTTTGAAGACCGCAACTGCGCCGAGGCGTGGGCATTCGACGCCGGCGCACAGGTAAATTTTTATACCGCCCAAAGTCTCATCCTCCGCCAAGTCGCCATCGACGGCGACTTCTTTGCGCAGTTCCTCAAGACCAAAGAAGGCGCGGCCCGCGTCCGCTTCCTCGGCGGCGAGTCCATCGGCGGTGCCGGATCCTTCGCCACCGATTCGCACGATGGCGTCATTCTTGACCGCTACGGCGCGCCGACCGCCTACACGCTCAACAGCGAAGAAGGCCTCCGCGTCCCTGCCGAAGACATCCTCCACTTCCGCCACATCCGCCGCCAAGGCCAACCCCGTGGCGTCTCGTGGTTTCACTCCGCCGCCGCCAACCTCCGTGACATCTCCGAAATCAACGGATTTGTTAAGGGCGCGTATAAGGCCGGCGCTCAGATCGGCTACATGGTCACGAGCACCGAAGTCGCCAAAATCGGCCTCGGCGCTGGAATGAAGACCACTAGCAACGAGGTCGGCGACCTCACCACCAGCGACCTGCCGAACGGCATCCTCCTCCCACGCCTCAAGCCCGGCGAAAAGCTCGAAGCCTTCAAGAACGACATCCCCGGCCAGACCTACGAAGCCCTCATGCGCGCCCTCCGCAGCGATGTTGCCTTCGCCATCGGCCTCCCGCCCGAAGCCATGATGGTCAATGTCGGCCTCGCTGGCACCGAGCAACGCGCCGTCCTCGAGGTCACCCAGAATTTCCTCGAGCGCCTTCAGCAGCAAGTCATCGATCAGTTTTGCAGGCCGTTTTACAAGTATTGGCTCTGGCACGAAATGCAGGCCGGACGCCTCGAATACCCCGGCGACGATTGGTGGCGGCACGAATGGCTCGCCCCGCGCAAGATCACGGTGGACAGCGGCCGCGACGCCCGCGCTTACAGCGAGCAGCTCGACAAAGGCCACCTCTCCCCGACGCGCTATTACAACATGCTCGGCCTCCGCGCCACCGAGGAAGAGGACGATGTCATTGACACCTACCTCCGCCGCAAAGCCAAGTGCGACGCCCTCGGCCTCGATGTCAGCCAGGTCTTCCCGAACTCCCTCCGCAACGGCATCGCCGCCCAACAACCCGCCGAGCCGGATGGGGACGAGGACGCGGAAGCCGCGCCTTCCATCGTTGACCTCCAAGCCAAAGAAAAACTCGACGCCATTGGCGTTGCCGTCCGCGCTGGCGTTTTGACGCCCGAGCAATCTCTTGAGCAGTCAGTTCGCCAATCCTTGGCCCTGCCCGAAATGGGATCGGATGTCCTGTCTGAATGGCGCGACAACCCGATCCGCTCACCGATCACTCTCAGCAGCGAACTCGCGGGCGGAGACCCCGCCACTAAACCCACTCCCGAAGACAACCCAACCGAACCATGACCACACCCACCCAAAAATTTTATGCATTGGAAAAATCCGACAACGGCGAGGCAACGATCCATCTCTATGATGAGGTCGGTGCTTTCGGCTCAGGCTCAAAAGAATTCCTCGCCGACCTCGGCAAGCTCGAAGGCCAACACATCCATCTCCGGATTAACTCCCCTGGCGGAAGTGTTGTCGAAGGCACGGCAATCTACAACGCCCTCCGTCGTCACAAAGGCGGGCTGACCGTTCACATCGACGCGCTCGCAGCCAGCATGGCCTCGGTCATCGCCATGGCAGGCGCTCCCGTCTACATCGCCGACAACGCCCTCATGATGATCCACAATCCGTGGACCGTCAGCATGGGAGACAGCGACCAGCTCCGCCGCGAAGCCGCTCTCCTCGACAAACTCAAAGACTCCCTCCGCAACGCCTATGTCCGCAAAACCGGCATGGAGGCCGACCGCATCGCCCAGATGATGGACGAAGAAACCTGGCTCGACGCCGTCGAAGCCGTCGCCCTCGGATTCGCCGACGCGATCGAGGAAGGCGTCGCCGCCGCCGCCACCGCAACCCCCGCCCAACTCCGCGCCCGATTTGACACCTTCGCCAAGGCAAAATCTATGGATCCAGAACCCGAAAAAACCGAAGAACCCGAAGTCGCCAACGAACCGACCCCCTTGCTCGTTGAAATTTTGGCCTCGCTTGACGAAGTCGAAACCAAGTCCGCCGACCTCGACGACGAAAGCAAAGTCACTCTCTCCGAGCGTTTGCAGTCCATGGCCACCGCCATGAGCGCACCCGAAGAAGAGACCACGGAAGAGGCGACGAAGAAAGAGGACGAAGAGTATGCCTCTGAGCCTCAAGCGAAAGCCACCGCAGCCGACGCGATCCTCGCCAAATACAACGAAGTCATCGCCCGTGCCGAAGCCGCCGAATCCCACGCCAAAGCGATCGAGTCCAAGCTCGACCTCGTGAAAGGCGAACTCGCCACCAAGTGCGAAGACCTCGACCGCCTCGAGCGCAGCCTCGGTCTCTCACCTGCCCGCGTCGTCCCCGCCGTCGATCAAGTGCAGGACTCCGGATCGATTTACGACCAGTGGAAAAGCGCAACCGGAGCCGACAAAACCCGAATCTTCCGCACCCACCGCAAAGCCCTCGAAGCCCATTCCAGACTCCATGGCGTTTGACACCACACCAATCACCGAACCCAACAACCTCACCTAACCACCACCCACTAACATGGCCACTACCATCAGCTCCGAACTCAAACTGAATGTCGTCCTCGACAGCGCCCTCATCGCGCTCCGCGAGGCACTTCTCCCAATCAACTCCTTCTCGACCGTGTTCAACTCGGTTCCGCTGCAAGGCACCGACAAAATCAGCGTTCCGTTTTTCCCTCTCGCCACTGACGCGACGAGCGACTTCGACGGCACTTACGCCTTCGGCGACACGAACGCGATCAACAGCCGCGAGATCACGGTCAACAAGCGCAAGTATCAAGCGCTGTCCTTCACCTCGAGCGAACTCGCCCGCCAGCCCTACTTCAACCCCGAGCAACTCGGATTCTTGAAAGGCCGCAAACTCGCCGAGGACATCCTCCGCGACATCCTCTCGATCGTCACCCTCGCCAACTACGGCGCGGCGATCCACACCGGCGCGGCGTCCGCGTTCGACAGCGAGGACATGGTCAACATCAAAACCGCTCTCGACCAGGCCAAATGGTCCAAGTCCAGCCGCGTGATGATCCTCGATAACTCCTACGAAGGCGCGCTCCTCAAGGACGCCGGCATCAAAAACGCCGCCGCAGTCGGCAGCGCATCGGCCATCCAAAACGGCCGACTGCCACAGATCGCTGGCTTCGATGTTATCGGAACCAACTTGATCCCCGGCAACAGCCAAAACCTCGTCGGCATGGTCGCACTCCCCGAGTCGATCTTGGTCGCCTTCTCGCCCATCCAGCCATCCCCTGGCGTGTTGAACCACCTCACCAGCTACGAGACCGCCGTCGATCCAGAGACCGGCCTCACCATCGAATACCGCGCATGGGCTGACCCCGACACCGACACCGAAAAACAAGTCCTCGAGGTCAACTACGGCTACGCCCTCGGCCACGCCGCCGCCCTCAAGCGCATCGTCTCGGCTTAATCCTGATGCGCCTAGCAATCACGCTCACTCGCACCGGCAACACTTGGAAGGTCGAAAGCCTTCCGAGTGTCCCGCTCGGCGAGCAGCTCGCAGCCTTCAAGGCCAAGCAAGTGGCCGGCGAGTTGACCGCAGACGAGACGCTCGTCGTCTCCCTCGGCGACACGCTCAAGCGCCACATCTGCAAAACAAAGCCAGCTCCCGCCGTTGAGGTGGAAGCCGAAGAAGAGTCACCCAAGAAAAAGAAGTAATTCCCGCAAAGCGCCCGCACCGCGCTCCTCGCCCGCAAAAGCCCTCGCCGTTCTCACTCACGGCGGGGGCTTTTCTTTTGACACGCCGCAAGGTTCGTGTCGCCCGCATCCCGCAACGCCCTCGCTCTCCGCTCCGCGCAACTGCGCCAAACCGCGCACGGCACCACGGTAAAATTTCGCCAGGCTGAGATCCGCGTCTGCCTCGCCCCCGTTTCTATCGGCCTCGACCTCGAGACCGGCGGACTCCGGCAAGGCGGTGAGTTTTCGATCCGCTTTCTCGCCGCCGACCTGCAAAGCCCACCCCGCCGAGGCGAAGCCGTTTCGTTCAGCGCCAAGACCTATTTCATCAGTCAGGTCTCCGAAACCAACAGCCCCGGCGAATACCTCGCCACGATGTCCCCAGGAGGTGCCGCGTGAATATCGGCGTCGAAACCTCCCTCGCCGCGTGGCTCCGCAGCCAGCCAGCCTTTGACGGCATCCCGGTCCACACCGGCCAGAGCGCCGAGACGATCCCGCAGGACCAGAGCGTTCTCCTCGCCGGGTGCGAATCCACCGAAGCCGTCGCCCGTGGATTCTACAAGGCGACCGCGAGCATCGTGCTCGTCACGCCCTCCGTCATCGAAGGCTCGCTCGAAGCCCACGCCGCGCTCGCCGATTCCCTCCGCGCCTCCCTGCTTTCCGCCACCGATTTCGCCGACGCCTTCGCGCCCGCGCTCACCCTCGCCGGCGCCGACCTCCGCAGCGTGGACGACACGCAGAGCGACGGCCGGTGGGTCACCACCGCCGCCCTGACGCTCGCCTTCACCGCGTCCGGCATTTGACACGCGCCTCCCTTCCGAAACCCGCAACCACCAACCCAACTCCACCACCATGGCCGCCACACTCTACCGCTCCACACCAGTCAGCTCCGCCGAATACGGCACACCCGAAGTCTCGGGCATGATCTGCACCAGCTTCTCCGTCAACGAAACCGCCGCGCTCTCCGAATTTAAGGACGACCAAGGCGGCGTTGTCGCCGTCGCAGTAGCCGAACCCATTCTTGAGCTTTCCGTCGAAGGAATGCGCACCGGCACATTCAGCGCCACTGTCGGCGGTCTTCTCACCGTGACGATGCCCGAATCCGTTGATCTCGGCGCGACCACAATCGTCACCGGCCTGACCAGCAACTTCGCTGCCGAGCAGTTCGAAACCGTCAGCCTCACAGCCCGCAGCTACCAGACCTCGATGACGGTCGGATCTTAAACCCACGCCCGCACCCAGCGCCCGGCGCGTGTGAATCACCGCGCCGGGCCTCCCTACGACAAATGACGACAAAACCACTGGCAGTATTCAGCACCCGCGACCTCAAGCTCGCAACGATCCTCCTCACGCTCGGCTTCGAGCCCGAAAACCCTGCCGCTCCCGCCACGCGCATTCGCCGCGATTCCGGCGACGAAACGACCGTTTTTCATTTTCTCGCCAACCATCCCACCTCCGGCCAGCAAGCCAACCAGGTCATGGAGTGGTTCCGCGATGCCGACATTTTCTTGGAGAAAAACCCCGAGCACCCCGTGGCCTACCTCATCGCCGCCCTCCGCAACCGCGACACCCTCGTCAGCGTCGTCAAAGCCACCCCGCGCCAACTCGTTTTCGAGCGCAACGGAAAAATCGTCTCGATCTCCGAGAACGCCACCGAGGCCGACAAGAAGCGATTCGCCAAATTTCTATGAAAAAACAAAACGACAAATCCACCACCAACGAAACCCTCGAAACCGACGACGAAGTCCTCCGCGAGCAAGCCATGACCGGCGGCCCGCAGAAACTCTCGCGCTGGGAACTCCGCCCGACCGCCGCGCTCGAGATCTCCTGGATGCAGCGCTGCAAAATCCTTGCCACCGACATGGACATCATGTGGCGCGCCTCCGGCTTCGGCTTCATCCATGGCGCGCCGAAATCCTCCGTGCGCGCCGTCGTGAACGACTTCCCCCGATTCGCCGCTGCCGTCGATGACTGGATGGAAAAGCAATCTCCGAGCGCCCAAGAGATCGCCGACCTGCAAAGCCTGTGCCTCGAGCGCACCAACGAATATTTCGCCAGCTACTCCAGTCAGCCAGGCGCCAAGGATTCGGCGGGAAACTAAACAGCCCCGGTTGGCTCGCGAGCTATGTTTACCGCATCGCCAAGACCACCGGCTGGGGCTTCCGCGAAATCCTCGAAGACCTGCCGTTTGCGGCCGGCCTTCAAATCCTCCACGCCGACGACTTCGCGCACGGGCGCAAACGAGTCTGGGGCCGCAACAACCGAGCGACCGATTTTGACTCCCTCGCAGCCATAGAAGCCGCATTTCAAAACCTCGATGCCTAAAGCCTCCGCCAGTCTCAATGTCGTCGCCAGCGACTTCACCCGCGCCATGCGGGAGATGTCGAAGATCACCGGCGCGTCGTTTCAAGACATCATCCGCGCCGAGACCCAA